GTTAGGGTGTTAGGTACCCCTTAAAAAAAATATACCCCCCTATAGTCCATCAAAGAACTTTTGCCTCACACGTTCCAAGGCATTGGCCTTATTCTTTACTCGCTCCTCCTTACTATTTTTCCCCATCTCATTATGAATCTTAATATGGCAGGTTGTACACAATGCCATTAGGTTATGAATGTCATACATCAATGCACTCATATCCTCAACACTCCTAGCCTTTTCAACAGGCACAATATGGTGAACCTCTTTAGCAGGAGAGATACGGCCTAGCCTCTCGCATTCTTGACAGATAGGATGCATGGTTAATACTTCCTTTCTCAACTGCAACCATCTGTTAGAGTGAATGAGCCTTATATAGGTTTTATTTTTTGCCATGCCCATCCATCTCCTCTGCCTTACACTTGGCATCAATATTATCCATGTATTGTATTACATAAGCTCGCAACTCCGATACCTTTATTATACTATTAGAATCGAAATAGTTAGTAATAGCTTTCCACGCTCTCTGCCTATCTAACTCTAATTGTTGCTCCAACAACTTAACTATATCTGTCTTATCATAGAGCATCTGGCTATCAGCTATCACATCTGCAATAACACTATTGTTTACTCCTCCATCTCTTCCCATAGGCTAACAATAGCTTTACCCTTCATAACTCTTTTCTTGTCGAACTTTCGGATAGTGGTATCTATCAAACCCTTCTCAACATACCTTAATAATGTATGTCTGTCTACCTTCAACGCTTTAGATGCTTGAGAGATTGTGTATATACCATCAATCTCAACCTGTGGTTTAGTGTTTATCATCTCTTATTATTTTGTTATTAATATAATTCTCTACCTGCTCAACAAACTCCTCAAAGGAACGTACCACGATATATAAATAACCCTCCTTTGCCATCCGATCCTGTATCTCTTTCTGTGTTTCACATTGTCTGCCTGTCTTTGTCTTTAACTCGATTGCCATCCCATGCCATCCACCACAGGCATGATATAAGAACAAATCAGGCATCCCTGCCAAGGCTCCCTCCATCTTCATTACCTTCGCTGTTACAACTCCTCGCTTACCCCCATTGGGGATGGATGCTAAGATATACTCTGGATACTGATACCTAAACCACTTAACACATCCAACCTGTATATTGGATTCAATATGCCTGTTCTTTCTTACAGGCACATCATGGCTTGTATCATCTACCAATGGGCATATTGTCGCGCCAAAATCCTCAACCCATGACATAACTACTTGCCTGTTGATCCATAACCGCCTACACCTCTATCCGATGCAGATAACTCCTCAGACTCCACAAACTCCACAGATGGATAAGGCATAATTATAATCTGCCCAACTCTATCACCTACTCTATACTCGTTCTGTGTATTGCTCCATCTGTATCTGCCATACTTCAACATTATCTCTCCTCTATATCCACTATCTATAATGCCGACACAATTAGTTAACAACACATCTTGTTTTGCATTTGATGAGCGAGGAAATAATAAGCCTACATAACCATCTGGAATCTCCATAGCTAATCCTGTACCAATTACAACATTGTTGTTAGCATCCCTTTCAACAGATACCGCCACCAAATCCAATCCTGCATCTGTAGAATGTGCATAACTTGGTATTACTGCATTCTCGTTTAACTTCTTAACTCTTACTTTCATCTTATTCAATATTTACATATTCTAATTCTATACTCTCTAATGCCCTGTCAAAAATTATCATGCAAAGCTCTGTATTTTTGTATCTACTTGTATCAACACAGGTTCCTGCATAATCTTTCATAATACTCCTTATTTCATTCAATTCCCTTGATATGCTACCAAATCTCTTAGGTAGTTTTTTATAAAACCATTTTGACAACTCATTTACCAAAAGTACTACTCTCCATGCATATGCACGTATTTCAGTATCATTTTCCCTTAATACCTTATCAATCTCATTTTTGCATGAGAAAAACAACTGAGTTAAGTTCATTGCCTGCTCTTGTTCTAATAACTCTATTGCACTCTCAATAGCTTTCTGATGCTCATTATCCAATATCTCCCTCATCACCTGCCTCCATGCTCTCACATTGCCATCAATACGCCTCCCAAGTGATTTAAACTCAGGCCTTTTCAATTCAACCCCCATCTCTTTCACCTGCATTGCGTATTTATAAATCATCGTAACTAGCATAACTGTGGCAACTGCATCCCTGTTGCTAAGTGTTTCCACCTCTTGTTGCCTTGCATTCCTTTTCTGCTCTGCAAGCCATGTTGCCATTCCTTCTACACTATAATCCATTGTTATCTGTTGTTTTATTCTTATTGTGTTCTATTCTAACTAAAACTGCCGTTGTTGTTATCGTTGGACATATGCCCCCCCCATTTCACACCTGCCTCGCCTAGTGGTACTACTCGGATATGCAATATCCATAACTCCTCCTATATTCAGCCATATATAACCTTTCTTTGTTGGCTGTCTAATCTTGATCCTATTTTTACTCATAATATGACGAACATTTAAAGCCTTTTCTTGGCTCAAAATCCATAAAATCCATTGACTTAAATAATATCCTGTTATCAACCCATCTACAAAAATCCTTTTCATATTGCGTAGGTTGCCTCTTATTCTCAAAATCTCTGTACGCTTGCGCAAATGGCACAATGCCCATTTCCTTCAAAATTCTAACCCTAAACAAATCCTGCTCCTCATCCATTATCCTCACATCTACTCCATGAAAATTAACAGGCTGATTCAATTTCATTAAATACTCGGCAGCATCTCTCCAATTGGGATTAGCAAAGAAATTATTATCCAATATTTCTATCCATTTACCATTTGGGTTAATGTCATGTGGAGTTACGCTTTGTATATGTCCCTCCTTATCATGCACTAAACAAAATGGGCAATGCCTAATACAACCTCTTGAGAAAAACTGAACTGAAAAAGGATATTGCGGATAAATACTATAATCCATCAAACGCGATTCCTCAATTACATCCTCCAATTTGCTCCTTATATCATAACCTGCCCTCCCTTATTAAGTTCATTATATGAATATTGGTTATAATCGACATCTGGAGAAAAGGTAAAAACCTTACTTGCATAAATCCTATCATAATGCACCGATTCAAACAAATCAACAGGCTTTGCCCATTCTACATCATTTCCAATGCTCTTATGATATGCACTTATTTTCATTAGTGCAAAATTTGGGAAATTATGGCCATCTACATCTATCAAACCTATCCTCATAATTCTTAGAATAATGTTGGCTCATTGACTACATCTCTATCTGTTGTGAACATCTGCCTAAAAATGTGATACAGGCAATTGACAACAATACTATTCCCTGCCATCTTATAATGTTGGGTGTTACTAATGTCTGTTGCCAATAACTTGTCTATTGCTACCTCTTCAACATCCATCAACCTATAACACTCCCTTGGAGTTAACTTTCTAATCCTATACTTTGCCATACACTTTTCAATTTTATAACTATGTCCTTTAAAATAACTTGCATCTAACGTACACCACCAATTCACAATATTTATCTCTCCTTTGAAATAACCATGTTTTGGCTTATTATTTTCCATTTTCATAATTATTTCTAACTACTATAAAATGGCATCTATCTCTGTTACCTCTGTTGTTATTGTATGTGAAACATTATACATTACACTCAGGGAACGCCTGCCATATGCATTAATACTTGTTGCATGATATAATATTGGCTGTTTTCTCAGTATCAGCATTTTTATCCTCTCGCTTATCATATTCTATTACTAAATTATCTTTTGTTGTCGTTGTTAATGTATTACTCACTAACCCTCTATTAATCTCTATTGTCTGAACAGGAGGATACCCCCTGCCTCTCATCGCACAAATCACTCTTTTCATAAACTTCCAAAACAAATTGATCCGTATTGCCCCCCCTCCTGTTGAGGCTGTTAATGTATTGGCCACATCTATTCTGTGGTAATTATCAACCTTACCACTAACAATGTTCCTAGTATAGCCAACTAATATCTTATATATCATCCGTTGCATCATCTGTATTTATTATCGCTCTGCTGGATTATCAATGGTGTATGGCCACCCCCCATTGCCGTTATCAATGTTGGCGCAACTCCCTTAACTGAGTATATCCTGTATGATGTAGTGTTTCTGTCAGATTCTACATTCATATTACCTATCTGTATAACCCTGCTCTCCATAGATACTTGAATGCATTGCACTCACAGAATGCAATAACCGCTGTTGCACCTCTGGCAGATATCATGGCATCAATGCACTCTATTCCACCGCTAGTATAATGCTGTGGATTCTCTACCACATCAAATCGCTTTTCCATTTTATTACTCCTCCATCATTACTCGTTTAACTTCCGCTTTGATATTCTTTCTGTCACCATATGACAATCTGTTTAGATTATACAACAGGCACATCCTCAATGCTTGTTCTGAGGCTCGTTCTGCCATCTCATCCCTAACCCATGTTGCCATGCTAACTAGTTTTTCGATCCTACTGCATTTAGCATATACACATCTTTCATATGTGCAACCTGTGCAGGCTATCTGTTTAGCTTTCGCCTCTATCTCCTCTGCTTTCATAAATTCATTGTTATTATCTCAGTTATCAATAATGCCAACAGGCATATAATTCCAAACTCAATCATTTACAAACTTCCGATCCATAACTTTTAGCTTATAAATTTCAATACCTCATCATCAAACTCATAGAACCATCTATAACCCTTTGCCGTTATAAGTTTGTGTTTGCAAACCTTTATGATATGGCCTACATCTGCTCCTGTTATCTCGGATGCCTTGCGGATGCTATCAAAACAAGTCCATCTGCCATCCCTAGTAACTGCAATAACCTTTTTCTTGTTATGTGCAGGCCTTCCCTTCAATGCTCCTCTGCATCTGTCTAGATTCGCCCTGCCTCTCTCAACCATCCTGTTATACTCCTCCTCTGTCATGTGTCCTCTCATCGTTTTCCCTGTGTTCCAAGGTTTGCAACCTTTTAGATACCTGCCATTCTTGGCATTCCTCGTTGGCTTTTCTCTTTCTAAGTATAACTCCATATCATTCATCATTTAATGGTTTATCATCCTTTTTCTCCTCTTCCCCAGGCACCTCATCCTCATGCTCCATTAGCACATACAGGAACTTGGCAACACCCATGCAGAACAACAGGTACAAACTACCTAGTAACAAAACAAACATTGCATCTTTCATACTTTCAAATAATATGGCTTAAACAAATTCTTAACTCTGTTATCTATATCATGAAACATTGCCTTACATGATTCTGGCACCATATAACCCCATCCATATTTTTGAGAGCAATAAGCCAAATAAGAATCAGATGGAGCAGATGCCAAATACACTGATAGGCCTTTATCACCTCTCCCTGTTTCTGACAAGTCCACAGATACAGGCTGAATATTGAGTGATCCATTCTCACGCCTCATTTCCTCATTGGCTGATTGCTTGCGCTTGTACAACCCCTTGATAAATATTGAGGCAGCCTCCATGATATCCTGTGCATTAATATTGCCGTATATCTTACCCAACTTACCACAATCCAACTCTCCAAAAAATAGGATTATCTCTTTGCAGGTGTTGCTATAGAATACGGCACCCAATTTCACACCCAATTTATCAACCAACTGTTTCACCTCATCAGATGCCTTATTTGCATCCATGATATGAGAGATATGCATATTGAGCCACCACGCTGATGCTCTCTCATTGTATATCATCTCAATCTCTTTCAATGTATAATCCATCCCTGTTAGATATGCTCTCGGATGTTTCACGGCATCTAACTGCATATCTGTATTGTGATACTTGCAGAATGTCTGAAAATCAGGATACATCTGCCTTAACTGCGAGATCCTTGCAGATAGATTCAAACTCTCTGCTAAGCTCTGCCTTGTATTGTTGCAGGGATTCATTTTGGAATCCATACTTGGCCTTAACTCTTCCATTGTTGCTGTTGTTAATCTTACTATTGTTGATAAGGGTTATTGACTTATTGCGCCTCATCCATCGCGTTAGATGCTCCTGCAATTCACTCTCACTCGTACTATCATCTGTTTTGGGATTGTTCCTTATTTGTGCCATGAACATCTGAACGCAATTAACAACCTGCTCAACAGGTATCATTACCTCCTCGCTCTTACTATAAAGCCAATCCTCATCACTTAGATAACCCTTAAGAATAGATTGCTTATCAATCTCAAAGTTGCTATCACGCGCGTGTGTAGTAGTAGAGATATTATTCTTTAATTCTTTTATTTCTTGTTTAGTAGTACTTTGTGTAGTACCTAGTGTAGTATCTTGTGTAGTACATTGTGTAGTACATTGTGTAGTACTATTTACTACACTACTTTGGTAAGTATCATAATTTATGATAGTTATCAATGAGCCTCCCTTCTTGTCTGCCTTGACTCTTATTGAGCCATACCCAACAAGTTTTTTCAACACTCTTTGTATTGTTCTATCTGACATATCAAGAATGGCTGACATTTTGCGAATACTCGTTAACTTCTGGCCTCTCTTTATCAATCTCCCTCCCCATCTCTTATCCTCATAATTAGCCTCATTCACTAACCAAAAAAAAGCCTTGAACTCATAAGCATCCCTAAAACATTCCGATTCCGTTATTTTCCTATAGAACTTTGTATAACCTCTATCCATCTGATACAACTATGCAATCAAACGCCTCAATAAGCCTATCAACTAACCTGTCCATTACTGACCTTAGGAGCAGATTTGCCCATTATCTCTATTGATGTTACATTGACATTGATATAAGCATTGCGGTCCTTTCCTATAACTGCATAAGGCTTGCCCTGCACTAGAACAGGAACTCCCCTTGTAAGGAATGGAATGAGATTGGTTTTGTTGCTCTTGCAGGAATACCATATTGTATGATTACCCCATGTACCATCCGCATTCTTTACACCCTCTGTTACACCTACTGAGAATGAGGCAACATCACCATAATTGAGAGCCACCAATTGAGCATCTGCCCCTACATTACCTGTTATTGTTATTATGTTCATTGTTATAGTTTGTTTAATCGTTTCATTTCCTCATCTACCAATTCTGGAATGTAAGCAACCAATCTTGGCGAACGCTTAACCCTTGCATTCTGAAAGTATCCCTGTTTCAATAAGGAGTAAACTGTAGATAACCCAATTGAGAGATATTCTGCCAATGCCTTATTTCCGTTGATCCTATTCATTTTCGCCTCCTTTCGTTCCCATCTTACTCCATACCTCAACAACCTCCTGCACTACATTCTCTGTTAACTCTGAATCCTCCTCCACCATAACAAGCAGATGAGATTGATAAGATGTAAGCAAATCTGTGTATAGTGTTATCTGGTTGTTGGTAAGTAACAGGCCGTTAATATTCGCCCATTCCTCCACAAACTTCCTTGCCTGTGTTTCTCTTTCCATTGTCATTTGATTTTAAGTTTGCCATTTTTGATTAACCCTAATCTGTACCTGTAATTGATGCCGTAGTACTTTGTTGTAATAACTTGAATCTGCTCAACACTTAACAAAGTATATACACCCATCACAATTCCGCGTGAATTAGTTACCTCTAGCCAATATGCATCACATTGCTCATCTGGAACATCAACCAATAGCCTAACCTCAACATTACTATTATCTGCTAACTTGGCTTTGCCAATCGGTTTGCCTATCCTTCTAAGCTCGGATGCCTTGACCTGCACAGCATGAATAGAACGGCCTAACAACTCAGCACTCTCTACTCTTATAAATCGAGAATAATTCTCAATCAACCATTGCTCATCCGACTTGCTCCAAGGAGCATTCCTGTTTGGTTGTGTTCCCATAACGCTTATAAATTCTGCCTGCAACTGTTGCTCTGGCTATGCCTGTTGTTGCAGAGGTTTTAGTAATTGCACTCCCTTGTGTGCATCCATCATCAATGAACGATTCATATATATCATACATCTCATTCATCTCCTTTAGCTTTGCATTCTGCCTCTTGCGTGACATATCCAAAGCCATCCTCTTTGCTTTCTGTCTTTCTGTTTCGTACATACCTAATTGATTAAAAATGTTAGTGAGGCACCCTGCATCCGACACAGGATAAAGACCGAGGGAAAATTTGCAAAAACCCCATCCTTATATTCCCTTATTGTGCCTCTGAAAAAATGGGATGTTGGCTATCGCAGTTACCACCCCTAATTAGGTTAATCTATGAAGAACTATTTGCGTAAACTTTCTCTGATCCGCTCATATCTCTTGCCGATATTTGCGTTTATTCCTTTGGTAATACTTCTTTGCTCTTTCATTAGCCTCCTCCTTATGTGATAAGTAATAGGCTCTCTGATATGCTTTTCTTTCCTCTATTGTCTGTGCCATAATATCTGATTTTAAGTAGTTAGAAATTGGGGAGTATTGCCATCTCGGATTGCTCCCCTGTAAAATGAATCAATACGAACACTCAGTTGTTGCCATCGTGATTAAACAATCTCTTATTCTCCTCATCCTCTTCCTGTCGTAGGTTGTAGCCTACAACTAGCCATGTAACGCCCCATAGGAACATACCACACGAAATGAGTATTATTGCTATGCAGTTATCAGCCAACAGGCCTAGAACGGCAGCACATATGCTGGCTATAATCCACTCACACGCATTCTTAAACATCATCTTACTTTCCATAGCTTTATATCTTTTTGAGAGGAGAGGCTCTGGCACCTCTCCTGCTCTGTTATTATTAATATTCTGCAATAGCTACACCCCAATATTTGAATGTGCCTTTAAACTTTCTATACATCCTCAATACCTTCAAATCCTCATCCCTGCCATAATCGGTAGCCATACTATCTAACCATTCACAATCACTCTCATAATATTCCTTAATAAGGTTTTTCATTCTCCTATATAAGCCTCCCTCCTTGTATCCAATCTTATTGATAATCTCACAGGCCTTTTCCAAGTATTCAAAACCACCATGATTGTTGTAATACTCATTGGCATACTCATTCTCCCTATCCTTCAATTCTTTCAATTCAGCAATGATTTCATTAACCTTGTTAATTCCATCTGTAATCTTCTTAGTATTCATAATCTTCAATTTTTGATTAACCTTTTATTCAATTTTTCGTATGAATCAATTACCTTTGTCAATTATCGTATTCGATAACTATTGTGTTATTGATTACATTGGCAAAGTTATTCACATTTTGAATAACACCAAATTATTTTGAATAAATTTTTATTCATTTAGTGATTAATCATATAATTAACATATTCAATAAATACATTGTTTCGTATGGAAAATACAATAAATCAGAGGATTAAGGCATTATTAAGAGCAGAGGAGTTATCTGTTAACAAACTTGCGGAAGGTGCAAATATTAAGCAACCATCTCTCAATAAGCAGATAAATGGAGATACAAACATATCTCTTGAAACACTTTTGTTAATCACAGAAAGAATACCTAATGCATCTATTGAATGGATTGTTACAGGCAGAGGAGATATGTACAAAAAGGATGCAGAGCCAAAGGGCCTTTTAGACAAAATACTATCATCTATGCCTACCTGTGGAGATGAGGAATTCTATGAGGCACAATTGGAGGAGAAAGACAAAACCATACGCCAACAAGCAAAAGAAATAAGCAGATTACAGGCCGTTATTGAATCACTAAAAAACAATTAATATGAAAAGAACCATTGCCATTGCAACACTATTAGTATTAAGTTGCACCGCGTTTGCTGAAAGTCGTTATATTGGCTTATACACAAACAAGATTACAGATATATCATCTGGACAATCTACCCATTCACTATCTAACTCCAACTATTTCACCAATGAGGATGAAACATTAATAATCCAAACCATTGCGGAAACGATTGATGACAACAGGAGTAAGGAAATCAAAAAGGCTCATTTTTGGGCAGGATTCTCAGCCGTTACATTTGGATTATCTGCAATGAACACAACTTACCATGTAATCAATAAGGATGCCATTGGTGCAATCAGAGGTTATACCTATATGAATATCAACATGGCAAATATATATGATTGTGTGCAGAGGATTGGAGATGGCGAAACATTGGCAATATCTGTTATCTACACAAACAATTCTGACAAGGAAATATCCATTGCCTCAGATGGCTATGTATTCTATATATTACCACGCTCATCAATGGTTATACACTACGCCAACACAGCAGATATATATTGCCGTATTCAGACAGATTTAAATGATGCATCAACCGCCAAAAGATATAGCATCTCCTCTGTGGCTAACTGCAAAAAGGTAAGTGTAGAATACGAAAACGATGAATATATATTTGCCTCTACAACCAATGGTAAACTGAATGTGAACAATGAATTTATTTATGTCTATTTCAGATACAACAAAGAAAGCGGAGATTGCGAGTATATGATTAAATCTAAAATGGATGCAATGATAAAGGAGGCAAAGAAAAAGTAATAACCTCATCTGCTCTATGAACCTACAGAGATTAACTAGGGAGATATTCAGGTATTACCCCCCATTGTGTGCATCTCTAATGTTGCACAATGTATTTGCTCTTATCATAGGTTATAACACAAGATTGTATGAGTTTATTGTGGATGGTTGTATATCTGCATTAGTCATGCAACTGTTACTCTCCTATTATTTCAAGTTCTGCATTTGGCACCGATCCTGTATCATATACAACTATGTCGTATCTCTATGCATCACCTATCAGCGCAATATAGGTTTTGGCACACAGAGAGATATTATGAGGTATATAGTGCTAGCAATAGGATGTATTATTCTGCTCATGTTCATTATTAAATGCCTAACCCAAAATGAAACACAAAATATTGATAGTACCAGATAAGCGAAAGAATGCCACAGATGCCCATTTGAGATGCAGAATCAGATGGAACGGCAATATATATGCTATGCTTGTTGGCTATAAGGTTATTGTTGCCAAATGGAGTTATGATAGCCAAAGATGCAAGGCCATTCAACACACAATGGTTATACTGCATCCACTATCAATAATGCTATAGAAAGATTGATCCACAATATAGAGGCTTGTTTTGTTCATTTCGATAGCATTGATACAATGCCCTCTCTGGATGAATTCAAAACCTACTACATTAAGAACTACACCAACAAACAGGTTACAACCTCATCCGCTCCTCAGACATTAACAGAGTTAATAGATGAATTCACAAGTAAGGCAGGCACAGAGCGCAATTGGACATCTGCAAGCTATAAGAAATTTACTACCCTCAAAAACCATATACAATCATTCAGAGATATTCACATTAAGAACCTCAACAATGATTATCTGAATGAATTTTTGGAATATCTGACAACCACTGCAAACCTCATCAACACCTCTGCAATGAAATCAATTGGATGCATGAGATGGCTGTTAAGATGGGCAGAGGAAAATGGATTTATAAGCTCGGAATATAGGACATGGCACCCAAGGTTAAAAACGGCAAATACAAAGGTTATATTTCTCACTTGGGATGAACTAATGAGAGTATACAATGAACCATTGCCTCACGAGTATCAACGCCATGTAAGAGATGTATTCTGCTTTTGTTGTTTCTCTGGATTAAGGTACTCAGATGTAAAGAACCTTACCCATGCAGGAATAACAGAGGAGTATATTTCAATCACATCTATAAAAGACCATGAGCAACTGAATATAAACCTTAACGACTACACAAGAGAGATTCTTAGCAGATACAGAAATTATGATCCTATTTCTGCCCTTCCTGTTATCAGCAATCAGAAATACAACCTATATATAAAAGAGGTTATGAGATTATGCAAAATAGATTCACCTGTAAGCATAACACATTATCAGAACAACAATCGTATTGATGAAACCTTTGCTAAATGGGAATTGATATCAACTCATACCGCAAGAAAAACATTTGTATGCAATGCCCTCTCCCTTAATATCCCTGTTGATGTAGTTATGAAATGGACAGGTCATAGTGATTACAGAGCAATGAAACCATACATTGATATAGCAGATAAGGTTAAAGCCTCAGAAATGGCTAAATTCAATAAGACACATTAATCGTGATGCAAAAACACAATGGGACATTATGATATAGTACCATAATATCCCATTATAACCCATCAGACAACAAAAAAAAGGGATGCCGTTGCATCCCTAAAAATAATTAACCAACTTGACGTAAACAACACTGACTATGTTACCAAATTATCTACTGATATCACATCAGCAAACTAACACAATGAAAATTAACTAAGAAACGATTGCAATATATAATTCTCTAATTCAATACCAATTGATAAAATAAAAAAAATAGTCCTACGCTGATTATTTCGTAGGACCAAAAACAGAGAGTTTACAAAATCACTTTAGAGTTAGATAATATGTCATACATCAATAACATCCTCAAATTCTGTGATTTATAAACCTCATCAGATTTTATAAGATTTAGGAATAGCTACCGCGCGATTCCCCACAGCTCCACCAAAACACTTGATTTTCAGTGGTTTATAGGAATATAGGACTAAAAATAGGATTATTTCTTATCTTTAGTCCTATTTTTAGTTGGAGCATTCAAGGCAATACGCGCCCTGTCATTCAATTGTGAATGTTCCAAATTGAATGCTCTCCAAAAAGCCGTATTGCCTCACTCTGCCCCATACGTTATGCAGTTGTCTTTAGCTGAGAAATCAGATATGCAGTTTGTGCGTTTTGGCTCTGCTCAAATATCTTATCTCTGAGGTTCTGTGTGTTCTGCTGACACATTGCATCCAAAATTCTCTGTGTGTTCTGGCTTTGGCTCTGGATGATTGCAGCCGTATTGCTCTGCTGATTGAACCCAATAGATGCAAAACCCTGCTGAACACCATTTGCCAACTGATCCACTCTAGATGTTATAGATGCGGTATTCTGCAAATCGCGTATCTGTCCATCATAACCCATCTTTAGAGTATTCATCTGATTGTTGCAACAACAATTCTGTATTGCACTCTGTAGATTGGCCGTAGACAATCCCAAGTTACTTGCAATGGTATTCAATGCATCCTTATTGCCACCAATCGCATCCATCATCAATTAGTGTTCTGATTAGTTGCCATCTGATTTGATAAGGCATTGAGTTTGCCATTTACATCTGTAGCCTCAACTGCACCTGCACCATTTGCACCAAAACCAAAACCTCCTCTGCCCAGGAATGCAAGGAGTATTAAGTACATAAATGGATTGTTCCATGCACCGCCATCACAATTGCGATTAGCATTACATTTATAGCCTAAATAACTCTTTGCGATACTTAACCATGCCAAATGCAATTATTGCAATCAGGATATACAATATCCAATAAGATATTACAAAGGAGGCTGATGGTTTAGATTCTGCCTTATACTCCTGCATTGCATCATAGCTATACCTATTAACAATTGATGTAGTATCTACTGCAACCAAAATACATTCATTCTCTTTCCGATCCTCTGATACGTGCTTTGTACTATTGTCTGTTTTCCTGCTATGCTCCTCTACTCTGGATATAACCCCATCCTCATAATAGGTAACCCTTACAACATCCTCAACCACATCATTAACCTCATCAACTATGGTACTTACCTCAACAGATGAACTATCTAAGCTCGTACTTATTCCGTTAAACTGTTGTTGTTCTGTTTCCTTATGAACATCAATAGTTGTTTCAATCTGCCTAGTCTTACAGGATGCAAGGCAGAACAACAGAGCAACTATATAGCCTAGCCTCATCATGCCTTGAAAAAGTATAGATTATCATTCTTATCATTACGTATATCAATGTGTACCCAAGATACACCATCCTCAACGCGAATAGGATAAGGCAACCGATGTGAGTTATTCTGTAACCATTGCCTTACCTGCTCTGCACTCATTCCCTGTACACCAAAATCAACGGCCTTGCCTAGCATATGAGCAGATACATACAATTGCCCTCTCCTTGTCTTGTCCGAAACAAGAGAGCAGAGATTACATCTTAATCCTCTCTGGCTATAGTTACCACCATTTGCCCATGTGTTAATAGTCATAGGCTTGCCTATTCCCTCTCTGATCCATAACAGAACCTTTAGCAAATTCTTATCTAGAAACGCCCATGCATTCTCTCCATGCTTGGCATATACATCTGGACAAACTAACTCCCTTATACTGAAATAATCCTTAATCGTTTTCATCTGCTTTCTTCGTTTTCTTTGTCGTTGTCTTTACCTCATCCGATAAATCTATATTGAGATGTCTGTTAGTCTTATCTACAACAATTTTCTGCAACAACTTGGCCCATCTCGCTCCATTGCAGGAACTAATATTTTCCAATATACTTAATACTTGGCAGGCACAAAATACACCAGATGCAACCTGTGCCAAATGCATTTCCCAATCTGGGAATAACGTGTGATCCATCATGTATAGCAACCATATCACTAATGAAATCTTCAAGATTGTCTCAAAGATTTTCATGGCTCCTTGGGATGTGAATTTCTTTCCTTTTGCTTTATTGGGATAGGTTAAATTAACTCTCCGCGCCAAGTCCCATGCCGACAGGCAATCTAAGATGATTGCTATAAGGCACACAAAGAGATAAGGTAAGAATGGCTCCATATAAGTCAAAATGCCTGCACATAGGCATACAATCCATTTTGTCAGATACTGCATACTTGAAAATATTAGTTGTTGTTATTGATTAGTGATAACTGAGGAATCGAACCTCATCAACCATAATACCGATGTAGTATAAGGTCATCTTATGTGATATCAGAGATGGAGCATTTCCCACCATGCTCAAGAGTTACCAGATAGGAGGCTAAAATATCCTCCTTATCCATCTGAGGAGCCTAAACCTCCTCTTCCTCACTGATGGGATTCCACTCGCGAATGTACGCCTCTCTCTGCGCTTGCGTGATAGTCTTCTTACCACTTAACAAGTAGAGCAGACCCTTCTGATTGCACATCTGCTTGCATTTCGTAGCTTCAATGATGCATAGAGTGCAGTCTGCATCGTGGTCGTATCGTGCGATGATATGCTCACCGCTTGCAGTTGTTCCCATAATCGAATCTCCATCGGTGTAGGGGAGTAAATAGTACTTTGCCATAGTTATTGTAGTTTTAGAATTGATCCCACCTCATCAAGTTGTTCAAGCATATACTCGTAGAGCATCTGACTATCGCAATATAGATTCATATCTTCAGTCACGGCTTGACCATAGTACAACTCCGAGCAATCGACATCGGTGTACCAATTGCACGAGCACTGATTGCCGAAGAACTCGTAGTGCAATTCATCTGTATCTATCGTGTTGCCGTTCTGAATGTTCAGCGTAGCGAGTTTAGTGCCTTCGTGCCATAGGGTTACTTTGTGTTTTGCGACTTCTTGGTTTACGAGCATGTTGGTTTTTATCCATGCTTTTTCTTCTGTTGTAATGTTTTTTGAAAAAATAGCTAAATGGCGCAATAACTCTATATTGCCCTGTGCTTTATAACTATTTCTGATTGTGTTGATAGTTATTGCTATACACTTACGCACAATTGACAACGGACTGAAACCTATGCCATCGCCTTCGCCATTTTCATAACGTAATGAAGTTAGTATTGCAATGTCATCAGGAAGAATATAATCAGTAATATACCTCTGCGAATTAAAACCATTCACACGTGATGTCCACGCCGCGTTATTGCCATATAATTCAAAGAAAATTTCGTTGACATCGTTAGATGTTGATGTTATTCCTACATCCAACGCAGATGCTACAAGCGAATCAAACAACTTCCTCTCGCAGACAATAGTAAATTCTGCAAGTTCTAAGTTAGTATCACATTTCGCATAGTCATCCACACCATCAAAAACCAGGTGACCATCACCGTCCACGTGCCCCTCACCTTCGACACCTCCCATGCCGTAAAGAGTCATATGGTTGTTGTTACCCGATAGGTCACGCAAGCCGTTGTTATATTCCTTGTCGGTTGAATAAAGTTCGGCATTGGTCAAGCCTTGCAAGTTCGGACTATACCAAGCAACCAAAGACTCTTTCAGTTCTGGCTGTTCTGCCTCCATCTTGGCTAGTATCTGCCTAAATAGAGGAGATGTGCCACCACTAGCAGAAATCTCCCCTCCATGACGGCCTAGAGAGATTCTGCCTAGTGACATTTTACCTAGAGATATTTTCCCCAATGACTCCATATCATTCAAGGATTACAGCCGTATCAGGCTCGTTATTACACTTGATTATGATGTTCATACCTGCAATGCCATCCGTAAATGTTGCATCAAATGTTTTGCCAACAAATTTGATATCCTTCGCACAAACATACTTTGTGCCACCACAGGAACGCCAAACGGAGATATCATTGTTATTATCTCCAAATTCTAGATGCAAACCGAAAACCGATCCTGTCAATTCTACAGGCTCAGATACATAACCCTTACCTGTTACCTCATTAAAACTAATCTCCATAATCTGTTGTATTAAATTAATAATTTCTATTGTCGTTCAAATGTAAAATTCTGCCTCCACACATTACTCATATTCTATCACCATTTTTGATAAATCAATCTTGGCTCTGTGTGCTATCATCCAATCTGCACCCAATATCCCATCATTATCACTTTCCACATCTGGAAGATAATAGGCATAGGTATCAACAAAATTGAGATTAAGCCTGCCACCATACTCAACATTTACCCTACTATTATCTACAGATACCAAAGATGAATCATCAACCTTAACAATCCCATCCAACAACCTCATATCATACACGACAGAGATAACGGCACCTGTATCTAGTATCAATCTGTGAGGCTTATATTGCTTATCTGTAACTAAGACGACTATATGCCCATCCTGCTCTGCAATAGGCAGAACCTGCTGACAATAGGTATCTATACAGATAACAAGCAACAATATTAACCTCATCAACTGCATTAGGTAAGTTTAATAGGTACAACAATGTCTGTATACACATCCGCGCCCTTAATACTACTCAGATATCTTATCTGCCCATTGAATGCAACTGTAGCACTCACAGGAGCAGATGCAATTGTAGATTTAAACTGAGCAACCGCATTAGATGGCCATGTTATTGTTAATGTCATTACATCACCTCTTATACTTTGTGTAAATGCGCATGAATACCCTAATATAGTAACTCTGCCATCCTCCCAACTATCTCCGCTAGGTTTAGATATTGATAACCTAATTGTACTTACTACAGATGATGCAACAGATAGTGTTGATTTCTCGCCTATATAACCTACATTAGGTGCCAATTTTAATGATGTACCATCTACCGCCAATCCTTGACTACTCACAACCATAGTACAGGCAATCATGTTAGACATATTCAATTTTATATATCCTGTGTTAGGGAACGTAAGCAATTTAGATGGAGTTTTCCATTTACCTGCATCCTCATCATAAGAACTATTGAATACCAATACAGGCAATGCTTCGAAAAACGTGTTAGTGTCATCGCATATCATCGCCCTCTTCATCATCAATAGTGCATTGTCGCATCCGTAATTGAATCTCACGCTCTGAGTCAAGATGTTAGATATTATGGTCGTGCTTATCACGTCCTTCGCGCAACACAAGTATGCGCCAATGCCTGTCATCACATCATAGCCACGAGGCTGGGCATATAGCGGTACTATTACGACGAGACCGATGCGCCAATATCCGCACGTAATCCTTCGGTTCGCTGGTGTTATTGCAGAGCCTTGTTCTGCCGTGCTTTTATAATCCAATGACAAATCTTGGAGGTCAATGTTGATATTGGCACCGCTATTGGCAGAGTATTCCAATTTGCTACCATTCATTATAAATTGAAGAGGCAGGATTGTATTTCGCCCATTATTCACATCCAATTCACAATCTTTTGTATCTATAAATGTCTGCGCATCATGCTTATATCCCTTGGGTGTCGTGTCCAGTGTGGATGCAGGAACACAAAAATCCCCCAAACGATATGGAGAATTCACCCCTCCCTGTGGCTTGACATAAGTCCATGGCGTAAAATTAGGCCTTGTAGATATTGCTCGGTCTAACAATGTCGTGATTGAAGAAGGCACAAGGCCAAAATTTATATCACTCAATTTATCATATGTCGAATGATCCACAATGGCTAAATCAACAGGCTTAACTGCACTCCATTTATTTATAGATGATACCTTACAGATAGCAGAGTTATTATTTGCAACTCCCAATAGAGATGCAACCTCAGATAATCTAATTGGCATCGAAACAACATTATTTGTAACTCCCATAGAACCTCCTTTATTCAAAAGTTGCCAAGCCACCACTAACAACAACATTACCATCAATGGTAAGATTACCATTATTATCAACCGCCAATAATCGCGTTTTAGTACCATCTGGAGAGGTTAGCTTTATCTGCTTAGCATTAACGATATTACAATTAGAAATACTCTGCCCATTGATATTGGCACCATCGCACATCATCGTACCTCTCGCCCTTATGCCACCATTCACATCAAATGTAGTTGATGGATTGGCAACACCTATACCAACCTTAGATGCAAGAATATTAATAACTCCACTTGCAACCTCAATTATTCTAGATGTATAATCTGCCGTTGAATTGCCATAGTGAAAATCTATATATGGTGTATTCCCATACAATTCTAGCTGATTCAGGAACGCCCTAAACCTCATCAACGATGAACCTAAATAATTACCATCTGCACTAGGTGTAACATTACCCACATTAGATAAATCACCGCTCACATCAGCAGAACCATCTAAGCTCTGCCCCCATACATTAATAGCAGATGCAAGTTTAGAGGCAGAGGCAACATTGCTATCTGTTCCTGCAATCACTCTCTCCGCGATCCATGTACCATTGCATTGATAACCTAATATGATATTTCTATTAGTAGTAACGCTCAGAGGCTTTCTTAAATACCATCCATACTTGTTGCCATCTCCGCTGTTATTTCGATGTCGAAACGATGCTATGTGATACCATACGCCTCCAATACGACAGGAACCCACATAATCTTGATGTTCTGCGCACCATGTTTGGAATGCAGATATATCGGCAAAATTACTACCTATCTCTCCCTGTATGGTATTTACCACACTACCACTATAGGCAAAAGTAGAACCCTTAACCGCGCCTAATCTATTTGTTTCAGCATCCCAAGTAAATGAGGTAACTGCATTACCATTACCACTCACTCCTGCCCATGTAAATGAGCCACCGCCTCCACCTCCGCTACCTTGAATGGTATATATAACATCACCTATCCTAAGTTTTGTTATGGTAGCCTGTGCCGTTCCTGTTGGGTTAGCCTCAAATTGTGATGCAATATACTCCTCAATAGTTGGTATCTCCTCCTCTGTTGTTCCATATGATACTACGTCATCAGATGCCACAACAGAACCATTGATATATATATATCCATTCTGGATTGACATTGTAACCTCATTGCCCTCTGCATCATATAGGGTTATCTTATCCAAAAAGCGAGCCTCATTCTCTATATCATATGCCTTTTTCTCCTCATCGTGAGGAGATGCAGGGAGGAATTTTTCTGCAATCTGATTCATATCTATTGCAGAACCACTACCGCCACCACTTGTAGCAGATGCAGATTGTATATTGTTGCCGTTTGATTTGTTGTACTTAATTACGCCCATTCTTTCAATTCTTTAATTGTGACATTAGTTGTTGCCTCTACTACATCAAGTGTTAATGATGTAGCAACCGCATTCTTAGAGTAATATGCATCCTTGAAAATGTTGTTAAACCACAACAGGCCATACACAGAAACATTCTCAGTAAATGTATTATCCGCATATTGTACTGACATATCGTAAATCCTTCTATTCTCAGAGGATATCTTAGCACCTGTATAATGCTTTTCATCACTAAGCTCTGTAAGGTAGCCATCTCCATACAATGCACAATTGTTTCCTGCCAATTTATTGTCATACGTGACAATCTTAGGAGTATTACTATACTCGTTACCACTACATATAACGGCAGATTCATTATCATTAACCCATTTGTATATAGTATCTGTTGAGATTATCTCTGTATTGATATTAGATGCATGAGCAATATTCACATCCAAAGAAACAAATTCATACTCTGAAATGATGTTAGGAACTGCATTTGTTGCCCATCGCATACCTCCATACATAGATATATCAATGCTAGAAATAATCTTACCCTTATTGCGATTCACACCAGATGCCAAAGTATTATTACAGAGCGAAACAATATAACCATTGGTATCTACCGAATGCCTCCAATATACATTGTTTACAATAGAATACTTTTGCCCTAGCGTTACCTCCTTTGTGCTATCCTTTACCAATGGAGCATATATGGTTAGCGAGGAATACTCACCATCCGTATATGTTAGCTTAATATCAAACCTACGTAGCCATTTGATAGCATTAGCAAATTGCTTTTTGCCCTCATCCAATGGAACAGGAAAACGAGAGAACAATACACTACCGCCTAGAACTAAATATAAATCCTCTGTCACTATCTGGGATGTTTCAATATGTTGCACATAGGATGGATATACTCCCATTGCACTATTCTTATTGCCCCAAAACAAATAATACTCCTCTGTTGTAGCATAACCCTCAACATCTCCTGTCTCATCCTCAACCCCACTAGCTTGTGTAATCATACGGCCTCCATGATGATACCTCTTTGCAATTGCAGTTGTTTCCTCCTCCACATCCTGCATTGTATTATCTATTGTCTGATCCTCTATAGAATCATCCTCAACAGCAACAATAGATGTGCTATCTATATGATACCTCCTCTGCCCCTCAGACGTTCCCCAATATGTTATATACTTTGCATAATTATCACCATATATCTCTAACTCTCCCTCATCTTTTATCCCTGTATATGATGGAGCCTCAGAAATACTTTCTGCATCCTCAAACTGTGCAGTTATCATTGCGCTCTGCCATACATCCTCCAATGATATTCTTCTATCCGTAGCACATATGGTATTGGCATTGATGGTGTATGTAGTATCATGGTAAACAAGAGTAATGCCTACCTCATCCTCTGCATCAACATATACACCCTCTTTAGAATGTGAATTGACTGCAAACAATACATACATATCCTCTATGTAATTGTAATAGAGTGAACGATTGCAGAACTCACACACAACCTGCAACACATCATATTTCAATGGTGCAGTATTGCCCTCATCCTCATACAGAGCATCAATATTAATTTTGATATCCTTAATATCTGTGCCTCCCCAGGCACTCAGAATAGCACAACCGCCTAATATCTCTGTGAGTATCTCTGATACCTTCTTAAATCCTCTCGCCTCATATCTCTCATTCTTATACAATGTGAGGTTATCTATTGCCTCAACCTGTACAATCTCCCTTGCATAATTGGCATCCATATCCGCAACATTGGTAACAATAGTAAATTGCCTAACCTCAATGTTACTTGCCCTCTCTACCTGTTGTGCCTTAGTGATTTTGAGAGTTACTTTATTTCCTATAAGCGATCCTGTGTAAATAGCATCATTGGACGTATACAAAGAAAGGCTCAATGCAGATGTATAGATATTGCAAAAGATATTCTCAGATATATCATCAGAGGTTATCTGGCAGGCCGTCACTTCATAATCTGTGAACCCTTCAATTGTAACCTCTACCTTATCTCCCTGCCTATTATAGAATGTAGCCATACCTCATCATTTTAATCTGTTCATAGTAGAATCATAATTCTTAATGGTGCCTTTCATCTCCTTACCGCTTGCAGACATTCTAACATCAATGATAGAACGGCCACCACCGCCACCATTCAACAACCTAAACAAACTACTTTGCTGATTCTGATTCAATACCATCTCTCCACTATTTAGCAGAGCAGGCACCTTATCACCTGCATAGGATGTACCGCCCACAATGCCACCATTGGCAAACTTGAATGATTTTGCCATTGATAACATTGCAACCACTACAGATATGCCGGCTGTTATGGCAGCAATATTGGCAGGGAACGGCAATTTGGCACCGCTTGCAGTTGCACCTGTAATTGCCTCCGCTGATTTAGCCGATGCATTCGCAACTGATGCAGTTGCATCCGCGCCCTGTGCAGTTGCATCTGCCAATGCAGATGTTGCCTCACCTTCCTTAGCTAATGCATTGGCATTAGATGCAGATGTACTAGCCTCTGTTAATGCAGTCTGTACTGACATAACGGCATTCAAGGCAGATTGTGCAGTAGACAACAAACCAACTATAACATTTGCCTCCTTACTCTTATCTGTGTATTCTCCTAAACCATCATTGATCCCACTAATCAAATCACTATATGCCCTCATTCCTGATTGGTCATATTGAATGGCAGGAGCCTTGGCAGATAATTTCTTTTGGTACTCATCACCTGCATCCCCTAACTCTTTTGCCAATGCCTCATTAAAACGCAATGCATCCAATCTCTCTGTTAATGCATCTCTGAAAGAATCCATCCATGCAGCACCTGCCAACTCTCCTCCTTTGGCTAGATATTCAAATATCTCTTGATCCATACTATCTAGAGCATTCTGAATAGCATTAACATCATTAGACGTTAACAGGTTCTGATATTCAAGGTTGACAGATGGAGCATCTTTTCTGTCCGCTCTTATCTTTGCCTCCTTACCTGTAATCTCATCTAATTTCTTTTCATAGAAAGTGAGGGATTCTTTCAAGTTATTCCATTCATTTGAATGGTAATCATAACCCTGCATCTCCTTTTTTATATCCTTAATCTTTTGGCGTATGGTTGCCTCATTCTCTATCTCAACATCTGCCTTAATAACAGGCTTTGGCAAATCCTCTTGTTGGGGTGCATATACATCTAATTTTGCCTGCAATGCAATCAAATCCGCCTTACCTCCTGCAATAGTACCCACATTGGCTCCTATACGCTTATCAGCCATCCCATCAAGTTCTAGCCTATACTTTCTGATATCATCCATTGAGATTCCTGCACTCAACATGGCATCTATCTTTTGTCTTGGGTTAGCTAAATCCTTTGTAATATCTTGAGCCTTTTTGAGCATTTCATTTTCTTTCTCAAGAGCATTAATTACACTCTTTCTCTGTTGTATCTGGGCATTGAGCGACTTCTTACGCTCTGCCTCTGCCTCTGCTTTGATTTGTTCTGCCGAAAGACCTCTTTTCTGTTGTTCATTAGCCTCCTGCATTGTCTTAACCAAACCCTCATATACAGATTTCTCATTCTTTACAAATTCAGAACGCCTAGCCTCTGCCTCTGCAATAACCGCTGTTGCCTTCCCCTTTGCATACTCCTCCTCTGTCTGCATGAGTTTTGTAAGGCCTTGCACAAGTGTAGTTATAGCATCAACAACATCTCTGATAATACCATTAGAACCACTAAGAGACAATAAGAACCCTTCCCAAGAAGATGAAAGAGAGTCTATTGATCCCTGTAGGTTATCTGTCATGGTTGATACCATGTTATCTAGTTCCTTATTGCATCCTGTTAATTCTTCAGATAACTTAGCAACACCTTCCGCATTAGCCAAAAATGTCTCAAAGGCAGCAACACTTCTCTTATCAGTCATTGCCAATGCCTCATTCAAATCAACACCCTTATTTCTCAGTTCTACCAAACCATCTGCCAACTCCTTTGCATTATGAACAGGACGGCCTAACGCCTTCGCCAACTTGCCATTACTATTTGCAAGATTGAGGAATATATTTCTTGTTGCCGTTGCAGCACTACTTGCATCAAATCCTGCATCCGACAACTTGCCAAGCATGGCAACTGTATCCTCCACAGAGAATCCAAATGCCTTAGCCACAGGAGCAACTGTTGACATACCATTGTTTAACTTCTCAAATGACAGGGCAGATTTAGTTGTTGATACCGCCAATACAGATGCAACACGCCCCATCTCGGATGCATCCAAGCCAAATGCCCTTAATGTCGCACCTGCTAATGATGCACTCTCTCCAAGCTCGGCACCTGTGGCAGATGCCAACTTTAAGATACTATCTGTTGAGGCTTTGATTTCTGGAACTTGAAAACCTAACTTAGCCAATTCCGTCTGCAATGATGTTACCTGTGATGCACTATATGCCGTTGTTGATCCTAACATTTTAGCCTGTGCAGTTAATCCCTCCATCTCATCCGCTGTGGCACCGCTGATAGCCTTTAATGTGCTATTTGCTTTTTCAAAATCCTTGATTGTATTAACTGCATCTCCCATAACCGCAAATGCAGAACCTGCGGCAGCAAATGTGGCAAACCCTCCTGCCAACTTAGCAACTCCGCTATTGGCACCTAGAATAGACTTCCCAAGGCTATCAAAGCCTTTATTCATGTTGCCTAAATCTCTCTTAACATCATTGCCCAATGAATATGCACTCTTACGCATAGAGGCAATGGCTCTCTCCCATTGGGAGGTATCTGCCGTTATCCTGTGTTTTGTAGTTGTTGCCATAGTTACTTTTTATAAAGTCTTTCCTTCATTCTCCTAGATTTCGCTCTTAATCTTTCGGCATCCTCCTTTGATGGTGCAGGCTCTGCCTGTGGCTGATCCTCTTTCTCCCAAGAGAATGAAAGTATATCTGTTTGCTTTAACTTCTGAGTAGAATTACATTGTGCAGTAATGTATGCACTAAATCGCGATTGTTCCCATCCGTCCTGTTGTGCCATATAAGAATACTTAATGAGAATATCTAACTCCTCCATTGACATCCTATCTAGCACCCAATCTGGATTGAGCCTCAATCTCAGTACTAGGAATGCAAATAGTTTACCTATGCTCTCCCTAGATTTTCCTGTAGGCTCATCACCTCTTTTTTTTTAGATTGTAGCAAATCATTAAATGATTGCATTATCTGTGGTTCCTCATCTAATGCCTCAACAAAATCCTTTAATTCCAACTCTACCTCATCATTGTTTGCCAAGATGATACAAAAACAATATTTGATAATATCCGACATTGTTTTTATCTCAAACGCTTTGCCTGTAGCCTCCTCAAATGCCATCATTGCTCTTAGCGTTACCTCTGCCTTATATTCCTTGCCCTTAATCGTGATAATCATAATTGTAATGTTTGTTATTAATTAAAAAAATCCCCTCCACCCTAACGAGCAGAGCAGAGAGGAATTATTGAAGAGAAAATAGAACCCCTATTTATGATTAGGATGCCGTTGCGTGATATGTCAACGCGCCACATCCTTGCAGGTTGATGGTATAGGTTGCATTATCACCATTAGGAGCGTTAAGCTCGATAGATGTAATGATAACCTTACCAGAGTAGTAATTTGCTGTTGATTCATCCCATCCACCCTCAGGCACCTCTGTAGATGATGCCTGTGCTGAAATCTTAGGGCCAAATACAACATCAAACTGCTCCTTAGATACGGCAGCATCAAACAAATCTTTGAATGTATAACCATCTGTGCTATCACTCATAAGATTCTCACTTGTTGCCGTCCATGAGGCTGATTTGTAATCAAAATTCTTCCAATAGCCACCTTGATCCTTTGTCGTTGTTTCAGTAGATTCAAACTGAATTGACAATGAATGGCTAGTTGCCTCTGCGATTGATTTGCCATCAAAGAACAACATCAAATCGCCACCTTGAATAATTTTCTTATCTGCCATTGTCTTTAATTTTTTAGTAGTACTTTATTTCAATGCTTATAGACTGAATGAATGCATTATTTGAGAATGTCTCTCCACAATCGGTAACTCTGCAACTCTGAATTCTGCAACCGCCTATGGTACCTCTCATGCCATCATAGGAATCAACAATTTTCTGAGCCAAATTCAATGATTGGTCGTACTTATCCGATACAACATTGATAACAACAACAGACCTATTAATACCTGTTGCAGTATCTTTGCTTTCCTCAGTACTTACACTATCACGATAATATACCGCGTATGGATATTTAGTATCCTCCTCCACAACACAGGCACAGAATCTGGATAGGCTAATACTTTTATCAGCCTTTATCTTAGCAACTACCGCCTTACCAATATTAAGATTTACACTCATTTTCTTTCAACTCCTTTGATTGCTTTAAACAATGCCCTATCAAACCTTTCGCTTATGGTTCTCTCATACTTAGCCAAAGCCTTTTTAAAGAACCATCCACTATCTATTGCTCCTCTGCTTGCCTCCTTCTTGAGTTTGTATCTCTTCCTCCGCTTTACAAAACGTGTTATAGTACCTCCCTCATAGAATAGCAATTTATAAAAATCATCACTTGGGGTGCGGATATATACAGATGCTCCCTGTAGGTTTCTCCATGCTCCGCCTCTCACACCAAACAACAGATTATCAAATTGCTTTGTGGCTCTCTTACCAATCTTATATCTGGATGCTCTGATATTTCGTTTTGTCTCTGTGATGATTGGACGTATTGCAGAACGATAAGCCTTTTTCAATGCTCCTTTCTCCGCCTTAGTAACGGCAACTAAATACATCTTTAGTTGCTTATCATCAATCTGCAATTTCGTAAATGATCCCGCCATTTCTAATCATCCATCTTCTCACAGGTAACATCTACCATATCATCTGCCCTCTGATATTGTATCGCAATAATCCTGTATCTTTCATTCTTGAACTCTATAATATCAGAGTGCTTTACTTCTACTTGATACCTCATCGCGAAATACACAGATTGGCCGTAGAATACACCATTATTGACAACAGAACGAAAACCGCGCCCATACTTCACGCGACACCTGTAATTACCTACTTCACTTAATGTTTCGACAATTGAACCTGTATCACTTTCTGTATATGTAGGCCTATAGAGTTTTAACCTCTCATTCAATTCTCCTGCTTTCATAGTGCTGTATAAGGCTTGAGTAAAGCAGAGACAGAATCAGGAACCTCGTACATTTGTTTATCGGAGATGCTCTCACGTTGCATATACCATGAACCTGCTAGCATCAAAATAGCCTGTACAATAGGTTTAGGCAACTCACCATTAACAACAACATCTGCCTTTTTTCGATTGATCTTGTTGAATATATTGGCCTCAGATGCCTCTAGTAAGTGCATCATGTAATCATCATCATCTGAGATTTCCTCTGCTCTTACGTGTTTTTTAAACAATTCCAAAAATTCTGCCTCTGTCATAATCTATCGCATTAGTTAGTGATTATTCACCATCTTCCTCTTCCTCTTCCTCTTCCTTTGCACCTACCTCGCCCAATACAAATGCATCAGAGATAAGAGTAGTAGTTGCATAGTCTGCATTAAGAACGAAATCAACAGAATCCTTACGAGCGCGTGAGTATGGGTCAACTGTGAATCTGATTGAACCGAACAAGCCCATAGGCTGATAACGCCAGTCACCCAAGCCGATATATTCAGCATCACCTGTCTTAATGCAGTTAGTTGTGTATACAGGCACACCTGCAACCATGCGATTCTGGCAGATAGGCACAAATACACCATCCTTATTCACAGGTACACCCTCCAAGATAGCCTCCATGCTCTTGGTCATTACCCAACAGAGATTCTCACCGCTAACACCTGCTCCAAGAACCTTGGCCTTCATCGCATTAAGTTCTGCAAATGTTGGGATTGCTGAAAGTTCACTCGCAACCTTACCAACAAATGGACCTGCTAGTGTAGTTGCATTAGTTACCTTCTCAGTTGAGAAAAGAATCTTATTGAGGAGGAGTCGGAGTGACTGAGGCAATACCTTACGTACAATCATTTCCATAACGCCCTCTGTCTGGTTGAGAGTCTGATTAGTAACAGGAACGGCAACACCAATTCTCTGAGGCTGTGCAACTACTTTGCTCAACTCAATTTCAGTATCTGCAAGAGCAACACCCTCACCCAATACAGATGCCTCTACCGCCTCATATGTAGGCCATACATAATCACCTGCAAGGCCTGTTGGCATAGGGAGGCCAACTTTGTCAAGAATGAAACCCTCAATGAGAGGCTCAATAACATCCTGTATCTTGAGAGGGATTATCTTACCTGTTGTTGCATCTGCAACCATCATCAATTTGCCTTGGTTGTTTGCAGGGTCAGTAGAGCGAATCAATGTAAGCTCTGTGCGTACACCCTTCTGTGCATTTTCTCTGATGAGAGTAATAGCCTCCTTCTCAGAGTCAGGATTTTCGCGGAGATGCTCTGTAGCCTTAACATTCATTTTCATGTCAAGGAGCGAGTTTTCACGGCAGAGAGCCTTGTACTCTGCTGTTTCTGCCTCTGTTCTTTCGCGGTTTTCCTTTTCGCAAGAATCAGCAATTTCACTGATTCGATTGCAGTTAGCTTGATACTTATCAAGCATTGTTTTTAATGTTTCTGCCATAGTTAACAAAAATTTGAATTCAACTTATTTAATATGAGCCATGTTTCGCATCTCGCTAACCTGCTCCTTTATTTTCTTTTCTCGCTCTGCCTTTTTAGGCTCCTGTGATTGATCCGCTTTGTTTGGCTTGAGATTCTCAACAAATTCTCTTGCCTCAACAGATGTATCTGGATATGCAGGGTCAGATGCCAATGTGAAATCATATACACCTGTAACGGCCTTAACTCTATATGTCACCTTGCAGATATCACCCACCATCTGAGATGTTCTCTCAACAAATGAATCATCCCAATAATATGTGCTGAAAGCAAACGAACATCCTGCCAAATCACCTCTCTTAACAAGTTCTAATGCCTTGTCACCATCACAAGTGTTTGGAGCCTCAAACTCAAAGTATACACCCTTCTCATCAACATTGTATTTCAATGTTCCCTCTCCATTCTTAGAACGCGCCAATATCAATTGCCTGTCATGAAACATTGTCATTTTGATATCGCATCCATCAAGGAATTCTCTTGTTATTGCCTCTGGTGCAATAACCTCTCTTGCCTCTGATTCCTCATCGCGCCACAATGGTGCAGATTCAGTATTGAACAGGATAGCATAACCTGTTATTATTCTGCTACCTTCTCCCTCTCTGATCCTTAGAGGAGAGGCAATGGTAAGCTCTCTTTTTACTAATTGTGTCTTATTCTCCATTTCCTTCATTGTTAGATGGATTAATATTTAACTCATCAATGCTCTTGAGATTGGCTGAAAGGTAAACCTTATCACCTCCTACAACAGATGGTTTATTCTCTTTCAACCTCCATTCGTTGACTGTCATTGTACCATTCTGTATTGTTTTCTGCTGATAGTTTGCCTTTGATTCCAAATCGCACATATAGATACTCTCTCTATCAAACTGAAATTTGCGTTTCATTGCCAAAGTTGGAGCCACCAATTTTCTCAACAACTCATTTTCAATCTTTCTAAGGATCGGATTGAGCGTAGTAGATAAGAATGCAACATTTGCCATCTCTGCACTCTTGTAGTTATTGGATGTATCGTCAAAAACAAAACTTGGATGAACTCGGAAAAAACGGCAAATTTCACGCACCTCGAATTTTCTACTTTCTAAAAACTGCATATCTACAGAGGAAAGAGATAATTGTTGGAATGTTGTTTGCCCTGCCATGCCAATGATTCTATGACCATCAACATTAATTTTCTCATCCATCTTAGAGGCTAAATCCTGCAATTGGTTGTCCTGATATTCGCCAAAGCCTCTAACAGAATTATCATTGCTGATGATACCTCTAACATTACCACCATTTGCAAAACGTGTTAATGTTTCCTTGTCTCCCTGCAATGCAGTATCAATTGCAGTTCTGGCATAGGTCAATGTAGATATACCATCACGCCCATCAATAGAGATGTTCTTAATGTGTATTATCTGATCCTGTGTAAATGTGCCATGCAATCCTGTTACTGAATCATTGACAATGAATGTATCATCTGTTGTATTGTGTGTAGTAGAATTAGGAGAACATAATACCAATCTCTCTACCTCATGTGCATAATTGTACATAGGAACGATATAGGCATTACCTTCCAATAGCATTGCCTGTACTACACCACACCAAAAATCATATGCAGATTGCCATTCGTTTGGCTGAACATTAAGGAGGTAATTGAGATAAGAATTCTCATCCTCAACAAAAATGCCTCCCTTTTTTCTCAGAAATTGGAGAGGTAGATTTGCAACAGATTTTGATAGCAAATCAACACAACAGAAAACTGTAGATATAGCTAAATCTGTGTTTCTACCGCTGAAATAATTAATATAATCGTCACTTGTCCATACAACAACAGATGGTGAGCCTACTACACCACTATTTTCACGCTGTTGCATTTTGGGAGTATTGTTTTTAGTCCTAAGCCAATCAAACATATTAGTAACTATTTAATACGCTCGAATGTATATCTCTCTCAAATCGTCCCTTTCCCTATTTCACCACTATACTCCTATATTACTTTTTTACTCTATCAATATTTAAATATATTTAACTTATCTCTCGTAGTTGTTGAGCAAACCAATGGCCATCAGCAGGGTTATAACTCCATCTATTTTCCTATATTGGCTCACCTTGAATGGTTTTTTATTCTCTAATCTATCCTCATCCAATACACAATTATTGAAACAGAATTGATTGATAGGATTGTTGTTGATTGTCAATAATGGCTTATCTGCATACACCATCATTTCAAGCGTTTCAACCGCTAAATTAAAATTGCCATTAGTTTGGCTGAATGGTTGCATTACGTCACGCCCTCCAACAGCAGAAAGGATGTTAACCAACTCCTGTGATTTATATGCATCGTATCCGATCCTAATAATTCTAACTCTCTTTGAACGCCTAATAACATCCTCTGCAATCTGCCTCATATCTATCCTGTCACCCTTGCAGAAATTCAGATAACCCTGCTCATACCACATCTTATATAACTCTCTGTTTGGATGCTCCTGTAATGCACCCTCTGGGAAATAATAATCTGTATGAGCATAAAAATGCTTGTCATTAGAATTATATGAGCAATATGTAACGGCAGAGAAATCATCACGCACAGATAAATCAAATGCAACTGCACATGGGATAGGCTTTGTGACATTATCTATATCAAAATCTCCTAATAATCTCTCACTTGCGCTCTGAGGAATCCATTGTTTAGTTTCGTTAACGGCAAATATGTTTAGCATCTTCGTTCTAAATGTCATCATGTTTTCAGCAGATAACAATGCATCCTTATATTGCTCCTCATAATAATTTGGTTGAACCGTAATCCCTAAATGAGGCTGAACCTTTGCCCATGTCTTGGGGTTATCCTCTGTATCATCCACATCTGGCATGAACAGGGAGGCAAATAACCTATCATCCTCCATCTCTCCTAACAATACTTTCTTTACTCCTTCAAGTTCATGAACAAATGGCCCATCTACTACCTCAGATGCAGTAGTAATAACTATAACCAATGGCTCCATTCTTGCTCCCATTGATGATGTTAATGTATTCTTTAAATCTGCTCCATTGCGCCCTGCCGTATTTCTTGCCTGTGAATACTCATCCATTATGACTAGAGAGGCATTCAAACCATCTTTTGTTTTCGCATCTCCTGTTAGACATTCAGCAAATGAACCTTTGCCCTTATCCAAAAATGTTATCTTTTCACGATTTATACGGAAATGCCGTTGGTTTGGGTCAATGTCTTTCATTATGTTCCTTATTTCATCAAAACAAACTTTAGCCTGCTTGTATGAATTAGCACCTACATAGGCCTGGGCATTGTTATCTCCTAAGAGCATATCATATACGGCCATAGATGCCGATGATGTAGTTTTTGAAAACTTACGAGGTACAAACAAATAGGCTTTTCTACATAACCTCAACCCATCCTCCGTAACAAAACCATAGATATTGACAAACTGAAATGTTTGTATTGGAGTTAGTTTGTACCTTGTCCTGCCATTTGTACCAGAGAACCTAAGAGCCTCATAAAAGCGGATAAACATTCGCGCCCTTTTCGCGGATAAAGTATATTTAGATAGGAGATAAAAGAATCTTTCTATTGCCAATAGTTCATAGAGGTTGTGGCCATCCGTATCCGCTACAACCTTATCCATATACAACAAAAGCCTATTATCTACACTTAATGCCTCTGCGTATTGTTGGCACCATGTCTGATAATTGGCCTCTAATGTCTTAACTACCTCTGCCTTTTTCGTCCTATGCTTTATTTTTTCATCCTCTGTCATTAATCCTCCTCCTTAATCGAATCTAAAAAATTACTCAAACCATCATCCTCAACCTTTCTCTCCTTGGCATCCGTATTCATACCTAATGCCTTGAGTGATTGTTGAACCTTCATTAGGCAATCCTCATATTCCTTAACCTTGGGATTTGTCATTCTTCGCTCATTACCCTCACGCGATATCTGCACAATCTCATACTGAAAATTAGGAGAGTATACCTCATTCTTTAATCGATCCGCTCTCACTTGCAATTGTGCCACCACATCAACCTGCATCTCCAATTCATTAGTATACTTCCCCTCTGCCTTGAGCAACTTTATTATCTTAGCTTTCTTACTTCTTATCTGCTTGTTTATATCTTGGCTCATCTGCTCCAATAATGGTTGCGGATGCTCCTCATTTACTATCTGTGTTACTTTATCCGTTACAGGTTGCTCCCCATAACCTCTATCACGATATTTTTTAGCTAGAAAGAATTTTATTGCATTGGTATCTCCTTCCTGCATCCTGTCCATCAACATCCTCTCTCCCCAATCACCACAGGTTTCCCTAACTTCCAAAAACAATGCCTTAAAATCCTCATCCTCCGTTAGCCATTTATAAATAGTCCTCCTAGCAATACCTGTCTGTACACAGGCATAACTAACTAATCCCTTATTTTTGGATAATACCTCAATATATCTTATTTTATCCTCTTTTGTATACATTTTCCTTAATAATCACGCGCATACACGCGCGCGAATTGTGCATTTTGTGCATTAATACCCTCAATATCATACTACCCTAAATCCCCCACGAACCTCAAAAATATCTCTCGTAGCCCTATATATCCCTCATGAAAAATCCAACTCAGGTGGTCGTCCACCA